CGGGACTCAGCCGCAAGAAGTAAAGCCAGCCGTTGACCCTGCGATGCAGGCTCGTGTTAAGGAGCGCATTAACAAGGCATACGAAGAGAGTGGGCTTGACCTAGAAGACGTAGTCAGGCTGAGCAAGATGGTCGACGACGGCGACTTAGTCGGTGCTGTCAGTGGTATGAAGAAGATTGTTGAAGACAATCTGGGTGCTGGTGCTGGCGCTAAATTCAGCATGAGCAAAGAGCAACCAACAGCCGCACCAGCAAGGAGCTTCGCGTATGCCAAACTCAAAACCGTTGACGACCTCAACAGCGAAGTCAGAGCAAACGTCCAAGGCGGAGAAAACTTCACAGCCAAAAGAGTACCTATCGGCAATCTTGCTGGAAAGGTTCCCGGCCTACCTGCCATGCAACGCATCGCCGATCTGTTCGGAAAGAAGCTCATCTATTTTGCAGTGGAGGAGGGTGGTGTCGAACTCATAGATGGCGCTGTCCTCAGCGGATCAGACACCATCTTTGTCAATGTCAACAGCACCAGACCGCATATCCGCATCTTGGGCCACGAGATGGTTCATGCTCTGCGCTTTGGCAACCCCAAGGTTTATACCGCGCTAGTAAAACATCTGACACCGTACTTAGACCAAGCCGGAATGTCGGAGTACCGTCTCTTGCAAAGCAGGGAGGGCGTACAAGATCCCGCTTTGATCTTAGAGGAAGCCATTGCTGACATTGTTGGTGATCGCTTCGGGGAGTCTGCCTTCTGGCAAATGATGGCCGATGAAAACCCAAGCATGTTTTATCAGTTGGCTCGAATTGTGTTGGACTTCATTGACTCCATCACAAATCGTATCCGCACAATAACTACCGGCAAATCAGGCACTCTGGATTCAAAAAATCTGTTGACAGATATTGCCGCCGCACGACAGGCAATCGCCAGTGTCCTCGCTGACTTCGATCAAGAACAAGCACCCGCCACAACTCAAGCAACTGTTGGTGCTACCCCAACAATGTTTAGCCAAGCAAAGGGAGGGCAGATCTTTTACTCTGCTCTTGAGCGGGCGTTTGCTGATCCAAAGATCAGCCTAGATAAAAATGGCGCGACAACAGGTCAACAGTGGAAGGCTTGGCTTGAGTCCAATCGTGCAAAGATTGGTGTCAAGAAAGAAGAGATTGAATATGTGGGGATAAACGACTGGCTGGACTTAAACGAAAAAGAAAAGCTCACGCCAGATCAGGTTCGCACATGGGTTGGAGCAAACAAAGTCGGCATCAACGATGTCCTATTGACCAGCGATAGGCCGGATGGCGCTCCTGTTGCAGACTTTAGAGAGCCTACTGCCGATGATATGCGGGAGTTTATTGACGATTGGATTGCTGAAAATCAATTCGAAGACAACATCGGTAGTGTGGATGAGTCTATTTTTGAAACTGGCCCAGACGACATGACCGAGCTAGAGATGCGCCAATGGATTACTGACAACTATGGTTGGCAGAACTACCTGTACAAGCATCGCCGCCTTATGGAGAGATTCCAGCGCGGTCGCATCACCAACATGCTGAGGCCAAAGCACGGTGACGATTGGCTTGTATTGCCGGGTGGCAAAAACTATGCTGAGCTAGTTCTGTTTGATCCTACGGTTGGCAAGTATAAAGAAGACGACGATGTCCATTTTGGAGACGTTACCCAAGGAAGGTCTATTGGTTGGCTTCGTATGAATCAACGCAAAGACAAAGACGGCAACGATGTTTTGTTCATTGAAGAGATTCAAAGTCAACGAGCACAAGAAGGTAGAAAGAAAGGCTTCTCTAACAAACGCGATGCGGATTTGTATACACGTACTCAAGATTTAAAGGCTGAAGCCGAGGCTCTTGAAGATCGACTCGACGATATTGTGATTGAAATTGAAATGATGCGCGACGACAGGGAAGCGTATGAGGATATGGATGATGATGTTTTTGAGGCAACCATTTCTGGATTTGAAGCAGAGTCTCGAGAAAAAGACGCAAGGCTCGCAGAAATTGAAAGCGAACTCAAAACACTGCCTGCTCTTGGATCTGTTCCGATAGCCCCGTTTGTAGAGAAAACAGAATCTTGGACAGCCCTTCTTTTAAAGAGGGCAATGGCCTATGCACAGCAAGTTGGTATTGATAGGGTTGCTTGGACAACAGGCGAGCAACAAAACGAGCGCTATCAATTCAAGGGCGACGAACTTGCTTACGTCAAAGATAACAGCGCCAGCACTTACACCTTGACTATAAAAAAGAAAGGTACAGAAGACAGATCCGCATACGGAATTGCTGAGAAGGATTTGCCTGACTATGTTGGCGACAAAGTGGCTCAACGTATATTCGAAGGCAAGGGCGCAAAGAAAAGCAAAAAGTACAACACTGTCAGCGGCTCTTTCACTGGCGAGGAGATGAAGTTGATGACCGCAAATCTGCGGCCATACTACAACCAGACACTGCCATCTGTAGCTAAAGAGGTAATGAAGAACCTGAAGGCGGACGGTAAGGTTGAGGTGTTTGACATAGAGTCAACCGGCCAACAGCTTGGCTTTGTTATCCCTGAATCTGTTCAGGAGCAGGTTGCCAATGATGGCTTCCCAATGTTCAGCCGTCGGCGGTATGAGGAACAGTTCTCTGATGTCGATGACAAAACAAAAGATGCGGCCATCCGTAAGGGCTACTACTCCCCTCCAACAATCAAGGAGAGGCTCGACCATCTGAAGCCACGTCTGTGGGATCGGGTCATTCAAGGTACGTTCGACAAGTTCCGCGCAGTTAAAGGCATCAGCAATAAGGCATACATGATGTTGCGTATGTCTGCTGGTTCACAGGATGGCGCAGTCTCTGCGCTCTTGCACTACGGTCAGGTGTTCGATGACGACGGTGCGTTGAATGTGAAGAAGGGTTCGAAGGGATTGCTCGAAGCCTTAGACCCAGTGGGCGGTGAGGTTGATCGCTTCCTGCTTTGGATTGCGGCCAACCGTGCGGCCAACTTATCCAAGGATGAGCGCGAGCGTTTCTTCAGCCAAGAAGATATTCGCGTACTTCAGAAGCTGAACATGGGAACCATGACCAACGGCAAGTCCCGTATCGGTGTGTATGCCGAGGCCCTGAAGAACATGAATGAACTGAACAGATCTGTTCTCGATATTGCCAGAACCACTGGGCTGATTGACGCTGAAGCATACAAACGCTTCTCTGCTGACATCTGGTACGTGCCGTTCTACAGACAGATGGAGGACGACGGAAGTTTGTCCGCCGCTCAAACATCTTCCGGCGCAGTGGGTCAGTATCTGTCTAAGAAGCTGAAGGGCAGTGACCGTCCATTGAACGACCTGATGGAAAACGTCTTGATGAACTGGTCGCACATCCTGTCAGCCTCGATGAAGAACAAGGCCGCTGTCGAAACACTGAGAGCCGCAACAGACATGGGCGACATTGTCACCAAGTTACCGGCTCAGGTGAAGGGCGCGGTCAAGGTGATGGAGAGCGGCAAAGAAACCTACTACATGATTGAAGACGAGTTCTTGATGGAGTCTCTCGTCGCTGTATCTCAGGCTCCAAGCTATGGGTTCTGGATGGACACTGCTCGTGGATTCAAAACCACGCTGACAAGATTCATCTCCTTGTCTCCAACCTTCAAGATCAACAACTTGATCCGAGACTCAATCCAGTCTATCGGTCTGTCTGAGTTGAGCGGCAGTCCAGTCGGCAACGTCTTGCAGGGATGGAGAGCGTACAAGAACGAGCGAGCCGAGGCTTTGGCTGGCGGCGGCCTGTTCGCTATGGGCAATGCCTTTGATGGAGATCAGTCTGCATCTGTGAAGCGCCTGCTCAAGACTGGCGTGGACAAAGCCAGTATCCTCGACACCCAAGAAAAGGCAATGGCTTTCTTCCGGTCTGCTCAGGATAAGTACGACGAAGTCAGTGATGCGTCGGAGAACGCGAACCGCCTTGCGTTGTACCAACAGCTTCGGGCCAAGGGAGCGTCACATCTTGAGGCGGCCTATGCCGCTAGAGACTTGCAAGACTTCAGCTTGCAGGGTAGCTGGACAGCAATTCGCTATGCCTCTCAGGTTCTGCCGTACTTCAATGCTCGATTGCAGGGTATGTACAAGCTGGGCAGAGACGGCCTTGATCCAACCATGCAAGTCCTGACAGGCAAAGCATCTGACACTGAGAGACAGAAGGCGGCCAAGTTTGCCACCGTGACTGGTGCAGTCGTGACTGCCGCCATGATTCTTTATCTGTCACAGAAGGACGATGAGGATTGGAAGAAGCGCGAGGACTGGGATCGTGATGCCTTCTTCTGGTTTAAGATTCCCGGAACAGATAAGGCTGTCCGCATTCCAAAGCCATTCGAGATGGGCGCAATTGCCACCATCGTCGAGCGAGCACTGGAGCAGATGGTTGACTCCAGTGTAGAAGGCAAGGTCTTTGGTAAGCGTTTGCTCCACGTGCTGACAGACAACTTCGCCATCAATCCAATCCCACAGGTTATTCGTCCGCTTTACGATGTTGCTCGCAACAAGGATGGGTTTACGGATCGGCCAATCGAGTCGATGGGCATGGAAAGAATATCTGTTGAGAACAGAGTCAACGCAGGAACATCTGCCGCCGCCGTAGCTATCGGGACAATCAACAGTATGTTTGCTGAGTTTGCATCTAAAGCAACTGGCGGAGCAATCAACTCACAATCTGTTCAACTGTCAGCAATCCAGTACGACTACATGATTAAGGGATACCTTGGTTGGGTAGGAACAGGAATTCAGACAACATCAAACATGATGGCGACCCCATTCAAGGATGGTGAGTCATCACGGTACGAACGCATTGATGACTTCTTGGTTGTTGGTAACTACGTGAAGACAGTGCCACAAGCGCAGTCTCGTTATGTCACGTCGTTCTATGAGAACGCCAAGGACATTGCAACAGCATCAGCAGATGTCAGCCACTTCTTAAATGCAGGCCAGTTCGACAAAGCCAGAGACACCTACCAAGAGAAGTCAGACAAGCTGGCGCTTGCGAAGCTGTACACCAAAGGCACAAACATGATGTCATCTATCAGCGACCAGATCAAGATGGTTGAGGATGACAAGACAATGAGTGGTGCAGAGAAGCGCCTCGAGATCGAGAGGCTCCAGCAAGTCCGCATCCAGATCGCCAAGAGCGTAGAGGACATGCGTGTTGGGAACAAGAAGAAGTTTGCTGATGGCGGCGTAGTAAAAGCGAAGTTTGACCCAGAGTCGGAAGACTATGATTACGATACTGCTGTTGCCGCTGGCCTTGGCCCCGATGGTAAAGATGAGAACGCCGGTCATTGGGGATCTGTGACTAGGGCGAGTGCTGAAGACAGAAAAAAGTATGGACTGCCTGATGAAAGCTATGTTGTCTTAAAAGGCAGGAAGCACGAAACGTGGGATAAGGCCGAGGAAGCGGAGCGAGAGCGCGGGTCAGAGATTGTCAAGAAAGGCGATCGCTACTACTCTGTTCCTAAAGAGTGAGGGGATTTAAATGCGAGAGTGCAGTAAGTCCATGTCCCGCAGGGTTCGTGATCCGAACTTTGCGAGACGATACTTTGTTGGTGATGGCATAGACATTGGCGGTAGGCCAGATCCAATTACGGCGCACAGGGATATGTTCAGTGCGATGGGCAATGTAAAGATATGGGACTTGGAAGACGGCGACGCTCAGTTCATGTCCGGCCTTGCGGCTGAGTCATTGGACTTTGTACACAGCAGTCACTGCCTCGAGCATCTAGTTAATCCACGACAAGGCTTGAAGGCTTGGTTTAATCTGCTGAAGCCAAACGGCCACCTCATCGTGACTGTTCCTGATGAGGACTTGTATGAGCAGGGCAGATTCCCCAGCACGTACAACTCAGATCACAAATGGACATTCACCCCGTACAAGAAATACTCTTGGTCAGACCAGTGCATTTGCGTGACAGATGTAGTCATTGGTCTTGGTGAGTTGGCCGAGTTAATCAAGATCGAACTCCTAACGGAGAATTACCAGTACAGTGCGAACAGAGTAGATCAGACAATGTTCCCCGGAACAGAATGTGCAATTGAGTTTATTGTTCGGAAGAGAACAGTTCAAGAGCTTGCCGACAGAGGCAGATGGAGGAGACCAGAATGACTACGTATACGAAGCCAGCTTTGCGTGAGCGCATCAAGAAACAGGTGATGGCTGGAGGAAGTGGGGGAGATCCGGGCGAGTGGTCTGCTCGCAAGGCACAGCTTGTTGCTCAGAAGTACAAGGCGGCTGGTGGTGGCTACTCTGGTGGCAAGTCATCCGAACAGAAGTCTCTGTCCAAGTGGACGAAGGAAGACTGGAAGACATCTGACGGTAAGCCATCCGAAGGTAAGAAGAGATACCTTCCTGCGAAGGCGTGGGATGCGTTGTCACCCAGCGAGAAGGCCGCAACAAACAAGGCCAAATCGCAGGGCAACAAACAAGGAAAGCAATTCGTCCCGCAACCTAAGAAGATTGCTCAGAAGGCGAAGGCTTTCCGGTAGTCATGGAGGCCGACTTGCGAGATTCAATCCACTCGATGATGTCTTCACGATAGGCTTTCCATCTCCCATTCTCATCAAACCTAAATGCCGGAATCTTTCCAGAGGCACTCCATTGTCTGGCAGTCTCCCCCGTAACACCAAGCATCTTGGCGATCTCACCGACCCCAATGATTTCTTTCATATCTCTAACTCTCCTTGCTCGCCTTCAGTAGCATTCTCGACAGTAATCTGTCGGCTGATTGCGTCAACCAGTTCTTCTTGGCTGGCTACCTTGACGTTGATGATTGATCTGGCGACGTGGCTCAGTGCTTGTGATCTATGTGCGGCACGAACCAGACGGATTGTTTGGCCGTGGCCGACGATGTAGATTCTCTGTTGTTTCATTTGCGGTTTGCTTTCTTTGTTTCTCTGTATTCAAACATCCCAGCAAAGGCTGGGAACATAAGGTCGAACAGTCTCGCAAGATATGGACTGTGGTGATCGTTGATCTTCCACTCGCTACCGTTCTCTTGAATAGCTGAGTGGTGTCTCAACACATGGATGATTGTCCGCGCAGAGTAATGTCTGAACCCTTTGTGTCGAACCTTCATCGCCTCTCCAACGAATGCGTCCCATACGTGGAGGTTGTTAGGGAGCCATCCTGTGAACTCGTCACAGAACAACTCCTTGTTCCTTGTCATAACCTCGACAATTGGGTGCATGACTAAAATGGGATTTCGTCGCCGAGGCCACCTAAGTCTTCCTTGGGCGGCTCTTTCTTTTCGACCGGCTTGCGCTGACCGCCTCCGATAAGCTCAATCTCTCCGACAGATCCGGCCATCTTGATGCCTTTTGTTCCGTCTGCCTTCTTGAACTCTTCGATGTGTGGGTCGCTGATGACGGCGTAGACCATCTGCCCCTTAACCAAGTATTCAGCCAGTGATGTTGCTCGCTTACCCCACAGGCTGGCATCAATCCATTGTGCTGGCCGGTTGCCGTCTTCGCCTCTGCGCCCGTGGTTGTAAGCCAAGGACAGATTACATACAGCGTCTCCAGTCCCAGCAGTACGGACTTCTGCGTCGCGGCCAATACGAAATACACCTGATAAATTTGCCATTGTTAATCCTTCAATTTGTAAAGAGTTGTTGCAGTTAACTCGAGCTTTGGTGGTTGGGATTTCTTTTCTCTTGGTGGCTCGACTTGGGCTACCACCCAACACCAAAAGTCAGCCAGTCGCAGATGCAACCAGTCCCAATACTCCTTCGATCTGTCAATCCTTGTGACAGCCATAACGTCGGGTGTCCATACTACGAACTCGCAGTATTCCCTTTGCGTGATTTCCATAAGCCCCTGCATTTGCGCCATGTAATAGGGCGGGACTTCTGGGTAGACAACTTGCGAATACGGACACTTGACCTCAGCCACGCCCTTATCCCCAATAAGAAAATCGGGTGAACCACCAAGCCAAGCCATCTCCGGATGCGATATGAACCCCACCAGACTGACAGATGTAGGGTCATCAACGCACCTCGTGCTGTACTCACCAACTGCGTGAGCTTCATGTTCCTCTCCCCATTGTGATGCGGCATTGCCTTCAAACGGATCTTCCAATCCCATGAGTCTTCGCCAAAGTTGTTGGCGAGAACCGGGGCCGAGGCCAGCGGCCTGTCCGAAAGAGGAGGCTGTCAGCTTCCCCTCTCTGTCTTTAAACCATTGATCTGTTCTCTGGTGCGGGTTCATGCCTCTCCCTTGAACTGAAATGAATTCTTGTAGTTGCTTGGCAGAAGTTTCTTTGCGTCGGCCAAGAGCTTCTTTGGTATCGGCTTCCCGTCCAGATCAATCAACTGGTCAATGATGCTGTAGGTCATGGGAAGAACGACCCTGATGATTACGGCATCAACAGATGATTCATGCTCTGTCA